TGAACTTTTCCGACAGTTGCGCTGTCCAATGCGCCAAAGTTTTTACATCGTCTAAGGACGGTAGCTCTCCGAGTACTAGATCAGAGCTGACAATTTTTCTGGCAGAGGGTACGTGCGCAAAGTCTTCAATACTGTACTTAGTCTTCACGTTCCCACTCTTTCACAATCACAGGCATGTCGCGTTTGTGATTGGTTGTTCTGATTGGGCGCAGAATTTGATCGGCGTCCCAACCGGAGGTGTCGGCGTGCATGATGTAGGCAATGGCTCGGTTGCGATCTTCTAACACTTCAATGTCTGTAAGAAACTGATCTAGTTTCCAATAGCAGTGTTCGTGACCTTCAATGGATGACTGCACAATGAGTGTCGGTCGTGGGATGTAAGATTCGCTGTCTTCTTCTGGCCATTCTTCTGGCGCGTTACCGTCGAAGTCAACCCACAGCACGTTACTTCCCAAAACGTTTTCTTTGATTGGTTTGGCGGCTTTGTAGAGCGCTGGTGAATAAAACACGTTGGCTTTGACTGCTGACCATTTGAGTGTGTGTTTGATCACACCGTTGCGTTGCCGAGGCCAGGCAAACATGTATGGTACCCATTTGCCTTCGTGCTCGACAGGGATGTACACGTAGGTGGGATCTTCGCTTACGGCGTCTTCGCCCCAAATGTAGTTGTAGAAATCTGTTAGTTCTCTCGTTGCGTCGTCCATAACTCCGTCCTTTGTAGATGGGGCCCCGGAAAGGAGAGTGCACTCTCCGGGGCCCGGCTCGTCAAGCTAGCGCTGTTAGGCGAAAGGGTTACTAGCTGCGGTCTGACGAGCTTTCTTCTGGGCTGGCTGGGGAGCCGCAGAAGATTTACCAACCTTCACATTCTTGATGTTTTGGAACATCTTACCAGCATTCTTTCCTTTACCAGGGGTGCTGTAAAGCTGCAGAGTTCCTTGCAGACCAATCAAGTCGTCACGATCAACGTCGTTGACTGCGTCGCGTTCCACACCAAGATCCATGAGTCGTGCTACGTAGTAGCCCAGCTTGGTCCGCTCACGGTCAGTGATGCTTTCTGGATCCTGGGGAAGTTCGAACAGTTCGGACTTCTTTTTGCCTTCGTCGCCTACAAGGTATTCAACGATGACCCAGGAGCGGTCAGGGTAAGCCTGGCTACCCTGCTTTACATACACATCCCCGACTTCAAATTCGTAGATGCCGTCCTCCAGCTCGTATGACGGAGCCTGGATGTCAGATGTGTCAATGCCATAGTCGTCAAGCAATGCCATTTTCTTTTCCTTTTCTTATCAGTTATTCGCCAGCGTAAACGGGCTCGTCGTCTTCGATGTACTCTTCTGAGACGGGCACGCCTTCGTCAGGCAGTTCATCAGAGGCTAAGGTTTGATCCTCTGCTACCACACCTTTAGTGTCGTCACTTAGCCAGTCGGCAATAACAGCAACGAAATCTTCTGGTGTGGAAGTTAGGGGCAAGCCACCAATACGTGACTTGGCGTCAACAAGAGCTGATGGGTGCGACTGTACAAAACGTTCGTAAGATACGTTCTTGCCAGCTCCCTTGATCTCGTTAGTGACGTGGGCGGTCAAGTGCATAAGCTTTTGCAGACCGTCGTTGTTCTTTGGGGTAAACCCAGGCTTGGTAACTTTTACCTTGCGGTGATCCACAACTTCGCGTTCGTGGGCCACAAGGATTACGTGCACTCCTGCGAGGTTCTGGAACATCTCTACTGCCTTGCGACATGCGTCACCAAGCGGCTTGTAAAGACGTGCATCCAAAACATCTGTCGGAATCTCGTCGGCTTGTGCGCCAACATCCTCACGGAAGAGATCGTCCAACAACATGTCAGCAGCTGTCGAGAACTCGTCAATTACGACAGCTCCGATTTTGTCCAAGCCCTTTTCTCCTTTAGCAATAGCGTTAGCGATTACTGCAAAGTCAGAGAAAGAGTTGTACTGAGTACGCACCACGTCTTTAAGAAGTTTCGGGTGGTTCTCTAAAGACACCCATCCTTCTTTGGTGTCGATGTACAGCACCTTTTGCTTGGGCTTAATAATTTGTTTTGCGAGCGCAATAGACAGGACGGTTTTGCCAGTTCCAGGCTTGCCATAAAGCATTGCCAGCAGATTCTTAGCAACTTTTTCCGACCCGAGGTCAGTCATGCGGCTCATAATTTCATCAAGGCGATTACTCATTTTCGTTTCCTTCAATAGTGACGGCAGTAAAGGTACGCCGTTCTCGTATTTTGTATTCGGTTTTCTTCATTAGTTCAACGTTTCCGCCAACTAACTCTGTCGAGCAAATGTCACGGAACGAGCAAGACTGGCACACCATTTTGTTAGCTGTGCGGTAGGCCCGCTTGTTCTGATCTTCTATACTCAATTCTTTTAGTGCTTGTATTTCAGTTGCCACCCCAAGCTGTTCCATAAACGTGTTGATAACACGCTCTTTGTTTGGTTTGAGGATCATAAAATAATTGTTGCTGTCAGGAGTTGGATCTTTGAGCTTGCGGGTGCGCAGCATGTTATAGGCACCGTAAGCAATCTCGTAATTCAGTGCCCGCAAAGCGCCAATGTATTTGGGAATCTGCGGCTGAAGATCGGTTTGTTCTGGCGTGTAGAAATCGTAGACAAACTTGTGATCGATAACTACGTACCGGCCTTCGGGATCTTGCACAATAAGGTCTACAACAAATGGGTAGGTTGACTCAGTGTCTTCGTCGTACAGAAGATTGAACTCTGCTTCAACCGCCATGATGCGGTAGTTGTTCCTGACAAGAAACTCGTTTGCAAAGTACCCGTAGTTTTCGTCAAACAAAATGTCTACAAGCTTTGCTCTACGATCGGCGTCTTCGTAACCGTTGTCGATGATTTCGTTGTAAGCTTCACGAGCTGCTTCTAAAGCAGCGTCAAATGCTTTCTTCTGTTCCTCGACAGTTTCGCCAAGATCGAGAATGGTTTGATAAAACATTTCTAGGATCTTGTGGCCAGCGCTACCTGTAGCAAGCGAGTTGCTTTGAGTTATGCGTTCTAGGCTTAGACCGTACCCGTAGTAGTGCTTGCGTCGGCAGAGCAGGTAACTGTCTACTTCGCTGTGACTAACACTCGGCATGTTTGTTCACCCATCCTACGTATTTGCGTGCCAGGTTGTAGCTGTCAACAATGTCGTCGAGAGCTCTGTGTGCACGTGGCGTGTCTCGTTCGCTGAGTTCAGGGTAGCCCAGGTCGTCAAAGAACATGCGCAATGTTGAGACATCAAAGTTTCTGTACGACAGTTCTCTGTTGAGTCGAGGCATGTCGTTGGCAATAAACCCGTGATCAAAATGAACACTTGCACCAGCCAAAACAAAAGTCTCTGCACCGTACTTTAGTTTCATAAGCGCAAGATCTTCAAGAATCTGGTCTTCAACATCTTCGATTAGAAGAGTGTCGCCTTCCATGATCTCTTTGATCAGGCCGTTCTCAGTGTGCATTTTGTTTACAGGGTCTTGCTTTAGCAGCTCCCAACCCGCTTTAGTAGGAGTAACTATTGCTGATTGGGGATGCGTAAGCCATTCCCAATTGTCTGCAAAGAACCAGCCAACTTCTACAATCTCATCGTTGTCAGGGCTCAATCCAGTTGTTTCTAAATCAATCCACAGTTGCATCATTCGTCCTTTCTTGCTGTTAGCGTAGCCTAGTCTAGGTCTACTCCGGTAGTCAACTTACGGCGTGTCGTCCACCATTTTTCGTTTTCTTCGATTTCTTCTTCAGTTGCTTTTGTTTCAGGATCGTGCTCTTTATATTCCTCTAAAGGCACATACGGCTCGTCGGCTGGTGGCCTTTCGCCGTAATACTTGTTGTTAGCAGCGTGCCACCTATTGTGGCAGGTGCTGCAAATTCTGTGCACGTTAGTCGGTGCGTTGTTGATCACGTTTTTGTCTGGGCCGTGGTGCCGATCCCCTTTGTCGGGACCTTTGGTGGGCTGGATGATGTTGCCAGCACAGCCGATGATAGGTTCGACACCGCCTCCTGCAAATTTGAGCCCAGCCCACTCACACTTCATGTCTTTGAAAATGGGGTACATCATTGCGGCCCGCTTACGACCTGTCGACACAATGTCAGTAATCTCCGAGGGCTCAGACATTGGGCGTCCTACACCACGCTTCTCAACCTCGATGACGGTGTAGTCATCCTGGTATGGCTCGTACAGGGAAAAGTTTTTGTCAATCCACAGGTCGTCGACGTCACTCATTATCTACAATCCTTACAGGTATTGCTGGCTCAGTTGTCCAATCAAACAAAGGCAATCCGTAATAAAAATATCCGACAGCCAGCAAAATAATAAACGGTGCGGGTATCCCAACCCAAA